GTTCCAAGTTTCGATGACTTTGTTACGCTCTTCTTGTCTTCTACGTTCAATTTCTTCCTGTTTACTACGCATTACAGCGTTTTCGGCACTCCAATCAGCCAATGCTTCTGCGTATTCAAACGCATCGATAAACTGATCAGGCCTCGGCTTTTCATCTCTGCTCTGCTCCTGTCTAGGTGCAGCCTGTGATTCCAATGCCTTTAAACGAGTTTCCAATTCCTCACGCTTTTGACGTTCTGCTTCTGCTTCTTTACGCAGTTGTTCACGTTGTTTTGTGAGTTCTGAAAACCTCTTTTCAAGTTTCGGATTTGGTTTCCGTTCTTCTGTTACTTTTTCCTCTTCTTCTGCAATTGGTTCACTCTGCTCAACTTCTTGCTCGACTGGCTCTGTTTCTTCAACAGCCTCAGGTGCAGGTTCGGCAGCTAAACCTAATTTGTTTGCATAAAATTCGGCACTATTCTCACTAGTTAATACTGTTGCTTCTGACATGGAATTCTCCAAGGGTTTACCCTATGTAACGCATAGGTACGTTTACTTATCTTAATACGATTGTTGTTAAAATACAACTATATTGCACGTTCAGTTGTTTCAGCACTCGCTAATTTAGCTTGTTCGTGATCCATTCTTGCTAATAACAACGCAACTTGTGCTTTTAATTCTTCAACTTGTATCTGCGTTTGTGTTTTCAACACGGTATCGTGTGCCTGTGTATCAGTACGCATTTCAACTTCATGGCGTTTTTCTTTATTACGCATCTCAATATCGTGTGCTTTAGCAGTCTGACGCATGAGTTCACGCTTCGTTTCGCTATCTTGCTTGACTTGCTCAACATCTTGACGTTGTTTAATCATCATCTGTAACTGCTGAATCTGTTGTTGCATCTGTTGTACCGTTGCTTCACCTTGCTTGAGTTTCATCTGAATTGCAGGTGGGATGTCAGACATATCATCAATTTGGGCTAATGGGTTATTAATTGCTAAACGATCAGCAATAACGTCAGCACCAGGGAAATCCATATTTCTTACTAACAAATCACCAGCAACCTGTACCAATGCAGGTTCAGCTTGGAATAATGCCATCATTGAATCAACTGCTTCTTGACGTTTAGAATTGTAACCAGGGCCTGTATCCATTACTACATCGTACTCACCAATCGTAACGTCATTAAGAATACGCATTACACCTTGTTCATCCATCTTGCGTTCATTAATGGTCATAATTTCAGGCTTACCGTCAGCACCAATAATACGCATTGCACGTTGTGTGTCATATATTTTTGGTATTAAATCTAAAATAACACGACCAACTTGTCTAATCGAACGAGTTAAGTTGTCGTAATAGTGCATATTCGTCATATCAGCTTGCATTTGCTGACCTTGGATTGCCTTACCTGACTGAATACCCTGTGGCAATTGGCTTGGATCGTAAATACCAATTACAGCTTGTAAATCTAAATTCATTGATTGCATTGCTGCCATTGCACCTGTTGGTGGTTGCTCTGGTGACTGTCTTACAGGTGGTGGTGCAGCTCTTCCATCAATATCTGTCTGTTTATAACGCAATACAGGCATCGCCTTGATGTTTGCTTGAGCCCATTCATTTTCATGGCCTTCGTCTTGACCTTCTGCCAATAGCCATTTAGCTTTAGGTGCTAACGCTACTGTTTCACTTAATGCAGTTGACCAATAGTTATACATACGTTGTGGGTCTTTAGCCATACGCACAAGCCCAAAACGCTTATGTTTGCCCTGCACAATAGTTGACTGTCCATAAACAGGAATAATTGGAATATATTTACCTGCCCACTCACCTTCTTCAAGCACTTGCATTGCGGTCACTTTGCACCACTTCACCTTTTTACGCACAGAATCACGTCTATTAATGACTTCTACACCCAATTCTTTCATTAACTTCTTATCAACTTCATCTTCGTAAATGCTTGAACCGTCAGATAGTTGTAATAAAACAACACTTTCACGCACGGTGTACCAATATTCAGCAATACGGATTTCTTCTTTCTGAATCCAATCACCAATTACATCGCCTGTGCCACGACTGACAAATCCTGAATCAATCTCAGCATCAGGATACATTGCACTAAATGTTTTCTTAGGGATAAGTGTTGTAATTAAACAACGCTCTGCATCTGAACCATCAGCCATGATGGAATTAGGATCAAAATAGACTGTAAATGGGTTTTCAATCGGTTTAATGTAGATTTCTTGATCAAAACTATTGTCTTTGATGTAGTCTGTATGCACACGAATATAACCCCAACCCATGCGAACTGCGTAATCAATTGCATTAATATAGGCTTGGTCAGCATCAGACTGTAATTCAATGTGTCTGCAAATACCTGTAATGATTTCTGCTTGCTTTTCATCAGTTTGTGTATTCATGCCATGACATTTAATTCTTGGTCGTTGCTCACGGATTTGGTTAACAATTTGACGGCAATACGCATCAACTTTATTGATGGTTAAACAAGGTCTGGCTTCAAGAATACGGCTGTTTTGCACATCGACAGGCCATTGATCGCCAGCACTAAATCGCACGTCATCTAATGCTTCTGCTCTATTATTAGAATCAATGTCATTGACTTGACGTAAGAACTCCATCGCTTGTTGGATGCGACTATCTTGATCTGTATCGATTTCAGCCATAATTTGCCCTCATTGTAAATGCCATTTTAACCCATCCATGAGCCATGCTCAATATAAACCTTCTTTGGCTTGACTTTTTTAGGCTCGTTTACCATTAATCCAAGCATACGGAACGCATCAGCACCGTGTGAGTATTGATCATGCAATGGTTTCTGACTCCATGAGCCATCTTCTGCCACATCGTATTTGTAATGACGTAAGCATTGTAAGCCTTCATCACAATTTTCTCTGTCAAAATAGCAACGTGAGAATATAGTTCTCGCAGCGTTAATACTATCAACAATGGGCACTCGATCTAATATCTGAACTTTATGGCCTGCACTACGCACAATCTCTTCTATACTTCTGCCTGTGCCTAGATTCTTTGCTGCTGCATCGTGTGGCAACCATAACGTGTCATAGAAATAACCAAACTTCTGCATTTCTGCTAAATACCATGAGATAGTCTGCTGATTGGCTTGCATATAACGTATTAAACGTATTTCCATACCAATAAATTGCACAAACCAGATAGCCGTATGATCTGCCCAGCCCAAGTCAAAGACTGCATGAACGGGTTTAATAGGATCGTATGGCACACGAGTAATCTGATTGTTAAGCTCTGCCATTTGCATTTCTTTAGCAAAGATAGCACCATCTACTGTTACCCTACACAAACCTTCCCAAACTGTATTGTAGGCTTCAGGATCACGCATCTTTAGTGCTTCACGTTCTAAATTAAGCGTTTCAGGAAACCAAGGGTTATCAGACCAGTTAATCTTTTGCACTAATGCACTCTCTGGTGGACTTACAACAAACCTTTGATAGGTTTCATCAGACTCAAGCTCTGGGTTAAATGTTACCCATATCTCAGAACCTTCTTTACGAATCGTTGGTATCAAAACATTCCATGATGTGCGACTAGTTGTCTGAGCTTCTTCTACCCAACAAATGTCCACGCCCTCATAAGACTTAACATTGGCAATATTGTTTTTAAGTCCTACAAACGAGAATTCGCTGCCATTCTTGCCACGAATCGAGTTCTGTGTGATCTCATAGAATGATTCAAGACCTAATGCGTAGATTTGGTCAGATAATAACTTGTGGACTGAGTCTTTAATGGATGTTTGAAATTCCCTGGCACATAAAATGCGTAAGGTAGATTTACACCCCAAAATAAGCAATGCCCTAGCAACACCCCAGCTTTTAGCACCGCCTCGGCCTCCGTAGAGTACCTTGTATCGAGCCTTGTCAAATAGAATCGACAGTTTCTCAGGGAACTCAGCTTTAGCGATTGCACCTTGAATATCATTCATTAGGCTTTACAAAGGTTACTTGAATACCTGTCAATGGCTCACCGTCTGCACCAGTAATCTCAGTAGACTGTATAGCTTTGCCATCAACACGATCAATTACTTCTTTCGCTGCCGCAATACTACCTTCCATTGCATCTTCAATCAGATTCTCAACAATCTTCTCTAGCTTATGTGGGTTTTGCACCAAATGACGTTTAAGCTGGTCAGCAAAGAGCTTGTTCTTGGTAGCATTCTTGTTACCCTTCATGCCCTCTGCTATCTTTGCAGCACGATCTAATTCAGATTCCATGTTATTGATTAACAAAACTTTATTGTTGTTTTTCTGCAACAGATTCATCAGTAGACTGTTGTATTTCTGCAACAGGTGTCTGAGCATCAATCTGTGATTGAGTATGGTTCTTAATAAAGTCTACGAGTCCTCTTGAGAACTTATGTGGAACTTCATCTAGAAACTTTAACATTTCGTTGATTTGATCGATATGAAAATTAATTTGCATTATTTACTTCCTTTCTTCTTTTTGGCTTCTCGTTGTACGTTTAACGCTATTGCTACTGCTTGTTTTTGGGGTTTTCCTGCTTTGATTTCTGCTTCTATGTTCTTGCTGACTGCTTTCTGGGTCTTGCTCTTTATTAATGGCATTTTTGTACTCCTCTGGGACTTCAACAATAAAATGGTAATCAACCTCTAATTTGTCAACTTTAAGTTCTGACATTTGAGTTTTATACCAACCAAAATGATTCATCAACTTCTCAAACAAACTTCTTTTATCTATTATGTCTATATTCATTAGCAGTTCCAATTCTTAAGTGATGCCTTTGCACGTTCAGCAGGGCCTTTAGCGTTCTTAACAACTCCTTCCATCCTTGCACAAAAAGATGCCTTACGACCTTTGTCTTTTTCTGTCTTTGGATTAGGGGCAGGAGCTTTTAAATTAGCATTGTTCTTGGCATTGTACTCAGCACGACCTTTTGCAGTCATGCCAGCACCTTTGTCAGTAGGATTGTATGTC